GATTCGTATGAATCTTAGAGAGAACAAGAACGACAGCGTTTTGTTTGTATCGATACCAGAGGCATCAAGAATGTTCAGTATTGGAACTACAAAGATGAGAGAGGTTGCCAAAGAAGCAAATGCTCTGGTAAGAATCGGGCAGAAGATCCTTCGTGTTGATGTTGAGAAACTAAAGGATTATATTTCTGCGGAGTGTGGTACAGACTAAACGCTTTTTTCTTCCGCAGAGGAAGGAGTTTTGATGATTGGTTTAAGTAATTGCCCATTTTGTGGGTGTGACAGCGCAACTTTAAATGGTTCTGATGGAGATGCGTTTTGGATCGAATGTCAGGTATGTGGAGCGTCAACAAAACATTTCCCGGACTATGACAAGACTGGAGATATTGATGATGGATACGATGCTTTGAGACTTGCAAGAAACGCTTGGAATCTGAGGAACAACAATCATGAGTAAATACAAGAGTCATTCATTCGACATTCAAATCGCTTGTGAGTACGGAATGACTGCTGCGGTGATAGTTGAGTCACTGTACTATTGGATCGACAAAAATCGAAACGATGGGAAACATTTTCATGACGGACTGTATTGGACATACTCAAGCGTGAGTGCGATGATGTTGCAGTATCCGTACTTAACAAGAGACAAGATCAAATTAGCGATCAAGAAACTTGTAGAAGCCGGATTAATCATTGAGGGGAATTACAATCAGAGTCAATATGACCGCACTAAGTGGTATGCTCTGACAAATTTAGGTCTGTCATATTATGAGGACATTGAGTTGGAAACGGATAAAAATCCTCAATCGACTGGTGAAAAATCCTCAATGGAAGAACGAAAAACCCTCAATGATAATATTAATAATTCTAATAATAATAAATATACAGTTACTAAAACAATTACTAATGATCATCACGATGATTCTCATCCTTCGGATGATGAGTTTTTTGAATCACTCTGGTTGCTATATCCCAAGAAAAAAGGTAAAGCTTCTGTTTCAAAGGCTCAAAAGAAGAAACTTCAGAAAGTAGGATATGATGTTCTTGCCAAGTGTATTGATAACTACAAGAAATATATTTCTGATCATGATGTTGCTGAACAGTATGTCATGTACGGTAGTTCATTCTTCAATAAGGGTTACATAGATTACCTTCCTGATGACGAAGAACCTATAATTCCTACTAAGCCGAAGGTAGGTGGTCGAGAATGATTGTTAATGATGTCAATGTCAGGAAGACCATAGCTGTCATGAAACCAGACGGACAGTTGTTTGAGATCAGAGTAGTGTACGGATCGAAGGTCAATTACAGCGGATATTTCCGTGATGCGGATTCGATGCTGATGGCGATGGAGCGTGATATTCGTGATTTCAAGGACTGCAATTTCTATATCACTGTCAACTCTCTGAATGATAACTGCTTCGGTCGGGAACAGAGAAATAAGTTCGTCAAGAATCCAAAGGCAACTACTTCGGATAAGGATGTGGTGGGATATGACTGGTTATTCATCGATCTTGATCCTGTCAGACCGACTGGCACTTCAAGTACTGACGAGCAGCTGAAAGAGGCGAAGGATCGTGGCAACAAGGTGTATCTCTTCATGAAGGGATTAGGTTTCAACGAACCGTTACTCGCATACAGTGGGAATGGTGTACATCTGATGTATCGGGTGTACCTGGATAACACTGAAGAGAACAGGGAACTGATCAAGAAATCGCTTCAGACTCTGGACATGATGTTCTCAGACGATAAGGTTTCTGTCGATACTAAGAACTTCAATCCGGCAAGAGTGGCAAAGCTGTACGGTACATTGGCTCAGAAGGGTTATGATGCTCCAGAGTTTCCACACAGGATGTCCGAGATTATTTCTGATGAGTTCCCTATCGAAGTGAACCGCAAGGCGTATCTGGAGAAGCTGACATCGTACTATCCGCAAGAAGAGAAGCCTCACGCCTACAACAATTACCGTCCGGCAGAGTTCAATCTGGAAGAATGGATGTCGAAGTACGGGATAGGTTATCGAAAGACTACGTTCTCAAACGGCATCAAATACATTCTCGATAGCTGTCCGTTTGATCCGAATCACAAAGGCAAGGATGCCTGTATCTTTCAAGGACATAACGGTGCGATAGGATTTCATTGTTTCCATCAATCCTGTGCAGACAAGAGATGGCAAGACGTAAGGAAACTATACGAGCCGAATGCCTATGAGAAGAAGTCTCAGGACTACGAGAAACGGATCTACGGTCAGTTCAATCGAAACAAACCAGAACCGAAGCACATCGTGCCGAAGGATGATAATCCAGTCTTCATGACCGCCGAGATGATCAGACAAATGCCAGAGGAAGAGGTCACTTACATCCGTACAGGAATTGATGTGATCGACAGAAGAATGAGAGGTCTGGCAAAGGGAGATGTCTCCCTGGTATCTGGACTCCGAGCATCAGCAAAAAGCACACTGCTTACTCAATGGATACTGGATGCGGTGCAAGCCGGAAACAATGTCGGATGCTTCTCTGGTGAATTGCGGAACAAACGATTCATGAAGTGGATGTATCAGATTGCAGCCGGAAAGGGATATGTCGAACCGAGTCAGTACGAAGGTTATTACAATACTCCGAGAAGTGTACAGGAGAAGATTTCAAAATGGCTTGGAGACAAATTCTGGTTATACAACAACGATTACGGCAACGATTTCTCCGCTATCATGGAGCAGTTCCGAAAGGCAATCGATGAGCATCGGCTGGATTTACTCGTTTTAGATAACCTAATGGCCTTTGATATACGTCCGTTATCGGATAATAAGTTTGAAGCACAGACACAATTCGTACTGCAAGTAGTTGAACTTGCCAAACAGAAAAACATACACATCATCTTTGTAGCACATCCAAGAAAAGCACAGGGATTTCTGAGGTTGGATGATATCTCTGGTAGTGCTGATCTTGCTAATGCAGTCGATAATGCTTTCATCATACATCGGAATAACAATGATTTTCATCGTCTGTCCAAGCAGATGTTTAATTGGTCTGACGATAATCCTGTTTACGATGGCACGAATGTTATCGAGATTGCAAAGGATCGTGATGGTGGTACGCAAGATGTATTTATTCCGCTTTACTACGAGAGGGAGTCGAAGCGGTTGAAGAACGATTTTACCGAGAATAAGCAATACGGATGGTTAGGCGATGACTTCATGGATTTGGACGATTTCGCCGAGATACCGTTCTGAGAGGAGACACATTGGTTCACGAATTAAAGGTTTTACCACAGTATTTCAAACCATTGGTGATGGGAAAGAAGACATTCGAAATACGCAAAGCAGACCGAGACTTCAAGGTCGGAGATACACTTGTTCTGCGTGAATGGGATGGAGAAAAATACACTGGTTCTTATGTCCGTAAGTACATAACTTACATTCTTCGTAACTGTCCAGAGTACGGTCTTATGGATGGGTATTGCATACTTGCTTTTCGGAATACCGCAAGACCGACTGCTTGTTTAGATTAAAAAGGTGGTGATTATTATTGACAACAGGCAATCCAGATGTGACAATCTCGCAGAGCAGAGCAGAGCAGAAGCCTATACTCGATGCAACTTGCGGTAGTAGAATGATATGGTTCAATAAATACTGCGAGAACGCAATATACATGGATAACAGAGAGGAACATGGTTCTGCGATCTGGAAGAGTACAAAGAATGACAGTGTTCGTTATCTAAATGTAGAACCCGATGTGATCGGTGACTTTACGAATATGCCGTTCGCTGACGAATCTTTCTATCTTATCGTTTTCGATCCCCCACATATTCAAAAAATTGGAGACACTTCTTGGATGAGGAAGAAATACGGAAAGTTGCCAAAGGAATGGCAACCGTTAATTCGTGACGGATTTAATGAGTGCATGAGATGTTTGAAACCATACGGCACTCTGATATTCAAGTGGTCGGAAGTTGATATACCGATAAGAACAATCATTGATGTTGTGGGACACGAACCGCTATTCGGAAATCGAAGTGGAAAACGAGCGCATACACATTGGATGGTATTCATGAAGATACCAGAAGGGTGACATGGAACAAGAAAAGATGAAAGCCTACTACCAGATGTGGAGTGAGGCATGGAAGTATTTTCGCAAATGGGCGATTGACTTTAAGGATACCGATGATTTCTGGAAACAGTTAGTGTACGAAGCAGAGTCATTCGGTGCAAAGTACAAGGGTACGGACTTAGAGAAATTCGCATACAGGATAGCATCAGATATTGCGGAAGAAATTGAACGAGTTGCATTAGAAAGACATGAGGGTAAAAAATGAATCAATGTTGCTTACTTGGTCGCCTCACAGCAGACCCAACAATCACAACTTATGGAACTGGCGAACAGGAAGGAAAAACGGCTCGATATACTCTGGCTGTTAATCGGAGTTTTAAGACAAAGGATAGGCAAGCGGATTTTATCAACTGTCGGAGTTTTGGTCGGACTGCTGATAATGCTGAGAAGTATCTGAAGAAAGGGATGCTGATTGCAGTTACTGGTTCGATTCAGACTGGCAGTTATATCAACAAAGCTGGGCAGAAGATATTCACAACAGAAGTCATCGTGGAGAACGCCGAGTTCGCTGAGAGCAAGAAAGTGTATGAGGATAGGATAAAGGCCGAGGCAAAGGCTAACGATGCTCCTACGGCTTCTGAGAGCGTTACAACGAGTCCTGTGATGGCTGAACCTACACAGACTGCTCCCACACCGACTTACGATGCTACTCCGGCTGCTCCTGAGAAGAAAGTTGCAGACGATGACTGGATGAATATTCCTGATGACATGGACGAGATGCCATTCTCTTGAGGAGAGGTGGACTGATGGCAAAAGCGAAAGGGTATCGCAGAGCCTCAGATGCAGAGAAGGAAGCCATTTTCAGTGAGTTGCTTTCTGGTGCTGATTATCCCAAGGTCGCTCAATTTCATAACACTTCGGTCGCTATGATCAAGTATTGGATGAGCCATTTCGATACAATGAGAAAGTGGAGAGGTGAACTTAGGGCTGATCCGAAGCGGATGAAAGAAGAGATTCTAAGGGAGTTAGGACTGGGATGCGACTTGCTGTTTATGACTGAGTTATTAGGTCTTAATTATCATGATCTTCTTGCCAGAATACATACGATAGAACGAGAGGATCATCGATATTACATAACTGAGGCTGCGCTTAAAAATACTCAGAGGCATATTACGGTACACGATGTAGCACGTTTCAAGGAAATGGTAAATGTCGGAGAAATACTGGTATGCGATGAAACCGAGGACGGAATACTTATTTACTGCAAGATTCTCAAGAAGCATACCTGGTATGCAGATACGGATTTCGGTGGTATCGATTGGAACTGGTTGTGCGTCAAGAATAAACGACGGTTAGACGGTGAGGT